TGGCGAACGATCCAGATGGGTAGGTAGCTATGTAGCTGTCCATTCCAGCGTTGATTGCAGACGCACAAGAGCTTGCTGATAAACTCATTACTAACTCCTGTTAGGCTGGTAAGAACGCACTAGTCACCTTGCCCAAATTTCCTATCACTTTTGATCGTTCAAGGCTAATGCCAGCATCTGTATGGACATCACCACCGCTTGAAATTTCCCCATCGACACGCAAGTCCCCAGTAATCGTAGTCTGTCCACAATCAATTGTAGTGTCACCACCAATAGTGGCTGTCATGTTACCCGAAGCATTTACAACAGCATCAGCAGATGTATTTACTTCAACATTACCTGTGGCATTTACAATGAACTTCGTTGGTGTATCTAATACAACGTCTCCAGAAGGCTTTAGGGACAGTTTACACTCTTGCCCTGTCCCGACATTCATCATCAGCACTGTGTCTTCTGGGTGCATCCCAAGAGCACTCTTGAAAGTGTTTAATCCAATGATGGCAACAGCATCGTTATAATCATGCTTGCGGTAATCTTGAGGATCAATAGGCTTGCTACCATCACTATAAAGATAGTTATCAACACTACGCTCAAAGAAACCCAGAAGAACCTCATCACCCACTTTAACAGGGATACTAAGCATCGCCAATTTACTAGCTGGTGTAACCAATGGGACGTTTTGGATAATAGCCATATCCTGAAGACCTTTAGCGTCATTATCCCCGTCTCTTTTTCTTTTCTTTATTGTGGGTTGTACACTCACCTTACGGGTTGTGTAATCTATTGCAATGATTACAGCAGGTAACATTGTATGGAGGTCGTCAAGCTGGTACGATAGACAATTATCTAGCAACTCTGTTAGCATATCTTGCATTAGTAATTTACCGCCTCTACGCTTGTAGTCCAATCATCACTTTCATATCCACCAGCATGTGTCACTTTATCAACCCTATAATTCCCATCTGAGTTGAATGTACCTTGTAGTTGCACAACACCACCAGCTTGAATAAGTGGATTAAGTAAGCATTCAAACTTAACCCCTGCTGTATCTTCAGCATCAATATCCTTCTTGAGTTTATTTAACTCTTTATTAGTTTTCTCAGGAGTATTGATTAATCCATTATAGGGGGTGAGCTGAATAGCTTTAACCTTAGTATCACCATTGATAGGGAACACATTCATGGTATCCCCTTTATCAATGTGCCACTGTAAATTATTACTGCTACAAATATCATCTAATGCTTTCTTGATGTTACCTGATGCAGAGAAACCGCCATTGTAAGCTCTATCTAAACCCTCACCATTCATGTTCAACACTTTAACTTCTGGTAAAGATTCTTTAAGTTTAGCAATAACATCTCTAACTTTAGCACCTTCAGGAAGCGTTACATTAGCAACACCTTCTTTCGTGGCGACACTACCTTCTGCTGCTTTAACTGTGGTTATGATCTCTGTCCCCTTACGGGCAGTAGTCATATTTGTTTTCTCACCTTTAAATAGCAACACAAGAGGCTCATCACCATAACCAACTTCCAAGGTTACTTGAACATTTTCAATATCAAATATTGCAATGGTGCTTTGTGATAAATTATAAATCTTTAAATCAAGTGTATTGAGTTTGGAATCTCCTGTTACAGAAACATCAAACTCAATATGAGACTCAGTGATAACAACACTTTGTGTAGTAGCAGTAGAACCTTCTACATTCGGCTTACCAATAGTGAGCCTATATTTTCTTAACCACTTCAAGCCCATTATCACTTATCTCTAGGTAGCAGCTTCATATAACAAAGTGAAGTCTGTATTTATATTGTCGAAAGTTATTGCTGGTGGGTGTTTATAATCTTCTGAATTGGAAATTAAAAACAACCTACCTTTAGGTCTAATACTTTTTGGAAAGTTGGTAAATAAATCTAAGTTGGGGACTAATCTTATGTTAGAAACTAAAGGTACCTCTTCTACGGTACTGATTGATACATACCAAGAGGCTGCTCTTACACTCCAAGAAAAGAAGAACACATAACTTATGTTGTCTAATATTGTTGTGTAGCGGTAGGGGAACTTTGTAATACTAGGTAATTCTAATTGAAACATATTATCCCCCTAAGCCTGTGGCTGCTTTTTGATTCTTAGTGGGCACGGTAGTACCATCATTCAGTACCTCTAGTGTGCCCTTATTCACAGCAGGTTTAGCACCACCCTCTTTAGTTCCTTCAGTCTTCTTAGCTGCATCACCTGTTTGGGGTTTTACATCTTTCCCGTCTTTGTCTTTAGCCTTACTACCACCTGTAGATTTAACAAACACTGTTGTTAACTCAGAGCTAACTCTACGAATCTTCTCAAAAGATAATTCAATCTTGAGAGACAACCCGTCACCTGTTGCTTTAGGGAATCCAAGCTCGGTGAGAATTAAATCAGTATAAGTATCTCTAACAGTGAGTAGTGACACAGGGGATTGATTATCCCTAATAGACAACAACTCTTTATAAGCATCATTCTCAGTCATTGAACCTTTCTCTGGGTTCATATTGCCTGAGTAGTCTGAGATAATTGCTGATACAGAGAACTTAGGGTTTTCATTAATAATGTGGTCACTAATCTCTGCTTTATCTTCTACAGGAAAGGTTGTAACCTTGCTTGTAAACTTAGGGTCAAAGTTAGTAACCACATCAAAAACGATTACACCATTATCGTGATACAACTTAGTTCTTGTTGGTTCATACCCAGTGTCAGCATCAGCCTTAACATCGTTGAACTCTTGTTCAGCTTGTTTACGTCTTGTGTCTGCATCTGGTTTATTTTTATTAGTAGGTTTAAGGTTTGACTTCCCTGCCAAAATCCTGTCCCTTTCTACAATCTGGGATTGCCCCATAATCCTAGAGCCAATAGCCCCAGAATTATTTAGGAGAAAATCAACTAAACTAAAAGCCATCATGCAGCTCCATGTTGATAGTTAACCATGCTACCCAGTATTGTAGAGGTAATCATATCGGTGACTGTTTTACTTGCCATTTTAGCCATCTCTTCTGCTGTACCTGAGGCGTTTACCGTAAGGTTTACCACAGGGGCACTTACTACGGGGGTTGCTGAATTGTTGGCTCTCGGTCTATAATTAAGACTTTGTTGAACAGGGGGAAGCATTTGAGGCTGTGGCGGTAATTGTGGTAATTGAGATTTAACATAGTCGGTAAATCCAACAGTACCACCAAACGCTTCCCCTGCACCACTAAAATCCATTCTAGCAAGTTTGCCCAAACCTGTAGCTGAAGCAAGAACATTTGTTTTCAACCAACCAAAGAATATGCTGAACATTTGTACAGTTCGTTCTATCCCCACAGACATAACGTCTGGAACTAGCTCCCCAAAGTTTGCCTTCATAAAAGCTGCAAAGTCTTGTCCGTTCATTTTCATGGTGTCAAAAAATAAACTAAGGTCGTGAGAAAAGAATAGCAAGTCTAATGTAGCAAACATTGCTGTACCTAGGGTGGCAATCATTTTCCCAGCAGTGACAAACACGCGACTTAACCACTTGACAATACCTAAGTCGCTTTGGGTCATTGCCCCTAACCATGTTGCATCGCCTTGCAGCGTATCTATCAGTTCAACAATCAATGCAGCCGCCATCACAGGCCACGCTCTTTTAACAATATTGAGGGCACCTTTTAGGAAGTTTTTAATCCTTGCAGCTAATGGTGCTGGAGGTAAAGCTGCTGGAGTCAGTAACCAAGACAGTAAGCTAATACCACGTTGTGCCATCAATAACTTATTGATTAAGTAAATGCCAAGTAATACTTCTTTGTATTCCCACAAAACTGAGACTACTTCTTTTATACGGGTAATCCAACCTTGGATTTCTTCCTTATTCTCTTTAATCCATTCAGTAACATCATTCAGTGTTTTAGCTAAGCCACCAAGAATCGTAGTCTGAAGGTCTAAGCCCCCCTCTTCGTTTACTGCCATCCAGAAACGGGTCATACTGTTCTGTAAATCTGCCATTGCTGCGGCAGGTCTGTCAAACATCTTCTCAAGCTGGTCTTGGTTTATTCTGCTTTGTAGTGAATCTAAAACCCTTACAATATCTTGTAACTCATATTTACCATCTTTCATATTGGCAAATAATTTCTTTACGCTACCACTTCCCCGCTCACCTGTACCCTCCAAAACATCTGCGAATACTTGGGTAGATCCGGGGATCAGACTTGCTTCGGCCAATTGTCCGGTCAATTCTTCGGCACTTAACTTTTGTTTGCTCAACATTTGTTGAATTGCCTTAGTACCACGCTTAAGTGCTTCTGGGGTAGCCCCCACCATTACACCAAACTTCTGAATAGTTTCAAAAGTCTTCATGGACTTTTCCATCCCAATAGAGCTTTCTGTTGCCCCAAGGAATTGTTTATACGTTGTGTCCACATCCCGTAGATTGATATGCAGATCATTAGCTAATTTATTTACAAAAGCTATCTGCTTCTTGGCACCTTCTGCACTTCCTGTTAGGAATTCGTATTGAGGTTGCAATCCCACTTGAAAGTTGCCTGTATCATACATCTGATTAGCGGCACCAGCGATACCAATCGTAGCTCCAAAGGCTCTTACGTTATTACCAGCTAATAATCCCCCACCGCCAGCTATATGCCAAGGGTTTGGACTACCACCTCCACCAGCATTGCCTGCACCACCTTGCCTATTGTGATAGACTAAATTAACATGCTGGATAATACTAGGAAGTGTTGTAAGCCTGTTGGTGTAGACTAATTTAACTTCTTGAGTGAGAGCTGGTTTTAAGGCTTTAAGCTTATTAACATAAGTTAATCTAACATTCTGTAAAGAAAGTTTATTGGAGGCAAGCAATTTAACTTTTTGTGTAAGTTGGGGAAGCTTAGTTTTACCACCGACATACTTAAGTTTTACCGTTACTGTTCTGGTTCTTAAACTTGTTAAGTCAGACCTTACCTTTTTTATTGTACTGTCCCACGCACTGGTATCAACTTTAAAGCCTACCGTTGCAAAGAACTTTGTTAGTGGTGTATCCATCTGAACACCTTATTTCTCATTTGCTTTCGCATAACTTTCTTCTTGCAAGGCATCTTCAATATCTTGCATCTCGTGGAACGTAACTAGATCATTAAGAGTCCAAGCACCGGTTCCCAACTCCCACTTAAGGGCTTTCTTTAACATCACAGGTCGCCATAGGAAGTAATCGTAGCTATCTAACTTAGAATGTTCTTGCACTGCAATCAAAACATTAGTTAGCTTAGTTTCTTTATTTACTCTCCTATAACGTTCCCTGTAAAAAAATCACCGAAGTTCTCTTGTACAACAAACTTAGTAACTTTAAATAAAACACCGTAACGTCTAGCAAATTCCATATCGAAGTTTACTTTAGCACCATTCTTTTCAATACCAGAGAGCAAGTCTTTTACCAATCCAACAACATCATCTTTATCAATGTTTTCGATCAAGTGCTTAACTGCCACTTGGATTGCATCTTCTTCTGTAGAAGCTGTAGTTAGTGCAGCAAAGGATTCACCAAATACTTTAAGTAAACGTTTAATATAGCCCATGCCTTTAGTGGCAGGGAATGGGTTAATAGACCATGTATCACCATCAATTTCTCTGGTGATTGTCTGCATATTTTCAATAGACATTGTTAATCCTGAAATTTAGAGAATAAAAAAGGAGCCGTTAAGCTCCTTTATTTTAAGGAGGCTATTAATTAAAAGTTGCCGCCATTTACCATTACTAATTTATTACACATGATCGTCCACTCACGATCCGTCACTTCTTTAGAGAAGTCAGCATCTGCTGTTTTCTGAATCCATGCTTCTGCTGCTGTGTACAAGCTAAAACCATTGTTATCTTTTACCATTACAGCGAAAGTCCCTAGCTTACTGATATAATCACCAGCAGCTAAACCAGACAAGAATAAGTTGTCATCTGAGCTACCTTTCAAAGTTACTACGATAGTGCCTGAACGGTTTGGATTCTTATTACGAGTACCTTCACCATCACCACCAACTGAGTAAGTGAAAGCATCTTCGCTGTATGCAATTTTAACCATGCTGTCTGCAAGGTTTTGGAGGTTGCGACCAAATACAGAGATACTAATATCTTCTGGAGAATACGTCTTAATAGTCATTTATTAGTCTCTCATATCGTGGTAGAAATCAGAACATCAACATAATGCACAGCGCCTGAGATACGGCATTGAATCTGCACATCAGGAAGCAAACGTAATGCACGGTCATTTACAGATACATCTAATGCTTTAGGTACTACGATAATTGGTGCAGGGTCATCAGCAAGAATCTTAGCTGCTACAGCAAGCTGAGTAGTAGCACGAAGCTCATTCTCAATGATTGCAATATCTTTATCTGTGTAGCTGATCTTGTCGTTGTTAATCAAAACACTATACAAAGCTACTTGAACATCTGACTTGAAGCTGTCCAAGTTACGAACCGTATCACAGTAACCGCCATCACTTGTATGAGATTGTTCAGTAGTGTTTACACCACCACGTGGTACGTAGATATTGGCAAACTTACTTAAAGCATTACTGCGTTGGTTCTTAGTTAAATTATCAGCAGTAATGCCATTGATAGTTTTAAAGTTCCAAGTTGCACGACCAGCAGGTAACGCTAACTGACTGCCAAACAAACCAGCCTCAGGATACTTAGCTGCATCAGCAGAGTAGAACAAGAAAGTACGACCATAACTAGCTAATTTAAGAGCTGTTGCAATAGAGGTAGTATCTGCCGATAAAGTTTGATTGATAATGTTAGTATCTGTACTAGAAGTACCGTACAACTTACCATTAGACTGTGCCCAAGCTGCTACAAGCAATTGATCGGCTTTAGTGTGACTATGTGCAACAATACCATAGAAGTCATTTGACTCTGATTGAATTGCAGTCAGTGCATCAGTGAGGGTTTCTGTGGTGCTGTATACTGGAGTGAGGTTAGTAGTTGCTTTAGTAGTAAATGCAACGCCACTAACATCAGCAGTAAGGATAAGGGTAGTTGTACCGGACGCAGTAACAGGTTCAGCGCCAGCGTTAATAGCAGCAATCAAACCAGTGACAATTTCAGTAGCAGTAGCAGAAGCATCTGAAATATAACTAAATACAACACCATTCAAAGTAACGGTATAGGTTGCACTGTTCTCTACAACAGGGGTGTAAGTTACAATGGTAGAATCTTGACGACCAATTGCAATTTTATTAATAGATTGTGCTTGACCAAAGAAGGCAGTAGCAGCAATGTATTCATTAGAAGTAGAAGCGAAGTCAACACCAACTTCAGCAAGGCTACCATATTCTTTATAGCGGTTGAGGAAGCCTTTACCTAAACCCACAAATAGTGGGAGGTTAAAGCCAGCAACAGTGATTGCCGTAGTATTATCACTAATAACTACATTGACAACATCATTAATATCTGCCATTCTTTATTTCTCGTTTGTTTTTAATTATGGGATTATATCTATGGTTCGGGTTTCTTCGTAAACAACGGTATCGGTCTCATCAGTAGCCTCTACAGTAACTTCTACAAACTCTATACGACCTAAATCATCAGTATCTTCAATAACTATATGGAAGTATACGTCAAGTACATAGCGTTGCTCATACCCTGTATTTACAAGTTTTGGGGCATTGATTACAGGTGCTATCGAGTTGTAAGCTAAACCGTAGGTCTTAAATTTATTTCTCGTAGACTCCTTGTTAAACTTGTGCGCTATTTCAAGGAGTATTTGGTTACTATCAACACCAACCCCAACTAAACGTAAAGTCACCTTCCACAGAGTTTTAACAGTGAATAGGTTGGAAGTTCCCCCAACATGTTTTTGTTCACTAGTACCTATCTGCTGCCAGTCTCTAAGTTTAGAAGTTACAAAGTTTTCAGCAGGTTCGTAACCCTCTTGTTCCTCTATAATAACTGGAACTGTTGTAAGAAGGCTAAGAGTCTCCCATATTTGTTCTTGTAAAAGTGAGATATTTATCACTTAGATTTTACCTCACTTCTTATTGAACTCATTAAATTAGGAGTTGAACCGTTTATGCTTCCCCACTGCAAGGGTTTATTATTTTGTTTTCTTGCTGCCCATTTAGGGTCGTTAGGTGGGGAAGTGACAGCCGTTATGTTTTTCTTAAGTTGAGCTTCTAATCGCTTACCGATTAATCCGGCAGCACCTTTAAAAGATGAACCACTCCTCAAAGAGGCTTGTACAATACCATCCACTTGTTTAATTCTTGTTTGAGAGAACATAAATGTGTCATCCCATTCAGAATAGAAGTGCAAGTGGTTTGCTAAAGTGGGAATATTAAATCTCTCTGAAGTGCCTTTGTCGCTCCAGTGATCTACGTTATCCAACCAACCAACTTCGACTTGTGTATTGTTAATCTGTTTAATCAGTGCTGACAGGTTTGTATTATCTACAGATACGCTAACTTTAATTGACACTTAGCCTCCATAGACAGTAAGAACTTCACTATCAAGTTTTATTGCATAAGCTTCATAAGCTGTGTAAGCACTAACGTCCACCCACTCACCAACTTTAACTATGCGGAAGGTTTCACCATTCAGACTAAACTCATCAGCTTGTTGCTTATCTTCTTTGTCTTGGAATGCCTTCACCATATCGTTAGTGAGTAATCTAAATACTTTCTTAGCCCTTAAGGATTCAGGTAAGAATTGAAGCATTGATTGTTTTATAACAGGGGAGATGAGGGCTTTGATTGTTACTTGAGTTGGAGTACCTTTGACAAACTTACCTTTAACATAACTGCCTTGCGGCATTCTGTTGATTACTAAATCTTTAGGCTTAATCAACTGAAAGGATATACGGGAACGCATATTCACATCCTTTCTTATCTTGGTACAACCAATTAGTTATGTTAGGATTATCTGGGTCAGCAGCAGAGGCAATTAGAGACTCTACAGAAACTCCAGCAGCCCAAGGCATAATACCCGTAGGAAGAACACTGAATAATGTCTTATCGTCTAGGAAGGCTTGTGCAGCTTTGATGTAGTTCTTACCAAAGTCACTCCACATCTCCACATCACCAAATACTTCTTTAGTGTTGAAGCTAGAGATATAGTACATAACTGAGCGTGTAGCCCATCTCGCAGCCTGAAGAACATCTCCACTACACATGGTAAGGTATCCTTCAATTTCATCGTCTGTCAGTATGTGGAAACCTTCTTCAAATACTGGAAGCCTACCGTTGTCCTGAGTAATCAGGCGAATCATCTCAATATTACTTAGAGCCATTGTATGTCCTCAAGAGAGGGCATTTCTGCCCTATTCTTATACTACTGCGGTATTTGAGTAGATAAGAGTGATCGTACCATTTACAACAACAGAGTCATTACCAGCACTACCAGCATCAGGTACAGCAAAGTTCAAGTAAACGTCTTTAGCGGTGCTAGTACCATCCAAGTAAACAGGAGCAGTAGCAATCTTAGTGAAAGTACCAGCACCAGCAGTAAGAGTAGCTGTAGTAGAAGAAGCAATATCAGCTTCAGTTGAGGTCAAGGTTGCATCAGCAGCAGCAGCTACAGTACCAAGAGATGCTACAAGAGCAGCCGTGGTTGTAAGGTTAGTACCTGCACGAGCAGTTGTAAGGTTTACACGGAAGTTATCAATCTTCACATTACCTTGTTGGAAACCATAGATACGGATACCACCACCAGCACCAGATGCACCAGCATCAGTAAGGGGCACAGAAGTATTTACAAAAGTGAGAGTAATTTGTTCACTACCACCAACAAGGGCTGTAGCTGAAACGCCAGTTGGTAAAGTTGTACGTGAAGCTGGGGTATACTTAATTCGTTTTAAATTGTCAAAAGTGCCATTCTTAAGAGAAAGTGCCATGATGTGTGCCTTTGTTATTTGTGGGTTGTTATTGTAAAGTCACCTCTTACGAAGGAACTTAAGAATAACAACGGGGATCTCTCCCCGAAGCTAATTACCAACTGTAATTAAACAGTGGTGGTACATCTAATGATCGCTGAAGGCCACAAGGTAGCAAACAGGAAGTTAGATTCATGGTGAATCTCTACCAAGTCTTTACGATCACTCATATACTCGTAGTAGTACACTTGTTCAGCAGTAGCATTTACAGTATCGAAATTCTCGATAGATGGGGCGAAGAACACTTTGAACATGTCTGGTACATCTAATGGGAATACACGAGCCTCGTTAGCTGTCATTTCACCAGCAGCAGCACATACCCAAGTAATACCACCAAACTCAAGAACTTCATAACGACCATCTAATGACAAGTTGCCGTAGCCTAAACGACCAAGAACCACATCAAGAGACTGACCATTAATTACTTGCTTCATGCCATCAATAACATAAGGATGACCTTCTAACAAGTCAAAGAAGCCACGGTCAGCAATACCTAAGAAGTTGTTAGGAGTGAAACCACCTTGGAAACCATCTTGGATGGCACGGATAACAGCTTTACACTTGTCTTTCGGGCTTTCTGTTTGGTCTGCTAAATCGAAAGCCACAGTAGTTTGTGCTACACCAAACTCTGTGAAATAGTTTACAGTTGAACCGTAAGAAGTAGCTAAAGTGCCGTTAGGTGCGTAAGCAGTACCATCACGAACTACTTGCATCATGGCCTTAGACCAAGTATTAGCGTAAGTCTGTTTAATGGTTTTCATCTTACGCGCCATGAGAGCTTGTACAGTCTCAGGACGATTAGCAGCTACAATATCATCCCAGTTGAACTTGCCACGAACATCCATTGGGGTGATTGCGTCTTCACCAGCAGAAGCTGGGATAGGTAGGGTCAACACACCTTTGCTGTGACTTGGGTTGTTCTTAACACGAGCGCCCCAAGGTACGTCTGAGTACAAGAACTCGGCATTAACTACACGAGGAATTGTAACAGTAGGGGTATTCAAAAATTCAGCAGAGAAAATACCAAGAGCACCAAGGATATTCTCGGTTACTGGGATCAACTCCATTTCTTTAGAAAGGCTGGTAAATTCTACGTAGCTGCCTTGTTTTGCAATATTAGTCATTTATTAAATCTCTTATTATTTAGTATTAAACAGCAGCAACAGAATCTTGCACAAGGATATTTTGGAAGGCAAGTAAGTGTTTCAAAGTTGCCCAGTTACCAGCACTTAAACCGTAGCCAGTTACGTGTACAGCTTTTGGTACAGTCTCTTTAATAGAGGCCAAACGGCGAAGTACAATAGCTTGTGTAGCAGTAGCAGTTGTGATTGGGTTCACATCACGAACTTCAAATGGTTGACCTTTTACTTGAGCACCCAACAGAACAGCATATTCGTTAGAAGCTGACAAGTCACCAGCACCGTCAACAACATCCCAAGCTGCGGTAGGATCAGTACCTTTAGCGCGGAACAAAATAGTGCCTTGCTTGTAGTCACCAGTTGCAGTGGAGAGGGTTACAGTTACAACATCACGAGAGAAACGGTTTTCTTCTTCGTACAGTACAACATCACTGTTACGTGGATCGTTAATAGTTACAAATGGCATTATTTAGCACCTTTTTTATTAGCTTGTTTGGTTAAAAATTCTTGCATATTCTTTTTTACTGTAGAAGAGTACTGTTCAGGTTTTGTCACAACCACCTTACCTTCTTCACCAATCTCAGCAGTCATTTCTTCGTCTTTCTTTTCAGACTTAGCTTCGAAAGTTTTGACTACAGCAGCAAAAGCTGCATCATCGAGAGATGCTAATGAAGCATTCAGGGCAGGAGCTTCTGTATCACCAAACAATGCAGATAATTCAGCAAGACGTTCAGCAGCTTTAGCTTCTTGTTTTTCTTTTTGGATAGCTTCTAAAGCAGCTTTTAGTTCAGCTTTTTCCGCTTGTTCTTTTGCGAGCTTAGCTTCACTAGCGGCTTGAAACTCTGCCATTTGTGCTGCCATCTCTTCTTTTAGGGAAGCAAGCTGAGCTTGAACATCCACTTGTGTATCAGACATTGCTGTCTCCTTTCGGGGGGTGGGTTTAAATAAACTTTTAATAGGGTTTGTCATATTCAATTTACTTCCAGAAGTTAAAGTTGGGAGGTAGTCTTTAAACTCCTCTAAAGTCATGATCTTATCTACAAGACCGTTACTTAAGCCTTCTTTTGCGGAGTAGGTTTTAGCTCCAAGAGATTGCACAGTAGAAGGTTCAATACCCCGCCACATACCTACGTGGTTTTTAAAGTCTTCATACATCACATCAGAAGAAGCTTTAACCTCATCTTTAAACTCTTGGGTAAATTTACCATTCTCATCAACAGGTGATTTACCTTCCCCAGAAGTAATGTAGAGTTCTTCGACTCCCATTTCTTTCATCATAGGGCTTGTATTTACCAGTCGAGTAAGAACACCTATACTTCCAACTTTAGCAGTAGGGTTTGCAATAACCTCGTGAGCTACGGCGGAGTAGGCGTAAGAAGCGCTTTGGCTACTATTCGATACATAGGAGACAAGTTTGACATTATTTTCGTCTGCCAGATTACGTATATAATTAGCAGATTCAAAGGTCATATGCGCAACGCCACCACCGCTTGCTTGATCGAGGACGATTGTTTTTGCACCCAGTTCAATTAGTTGGGCAACTTCTTCTCTGATACCTTGGTGAGAGGTACTGTACTTGGAACTTTCTACAATACCCCCTACAATATCTACAATACCTAAGTTAGATTCAGGAATATAGGTTGGATATCTCAACTCTGGCTGAATGGCTGCCGTGACAGCCAATTCTTGCTCTCCCAACTCTTTCTTGAAGCTATCTAAGTATTCAACAGCTAGAAGTAGGGGAGTGTTACAGAGTGTGTAATCAACTTCAACTGATTCACTCATTCATTATTCTCTTATTTATTGAAAGCATTGGTTGCTGATCCATTACTACCATTAGGGGAGGTACTGGTGCCATCACCTGTAGTCTTGAATCCTTCAGCAGCTTTAGTTTGATTACCAGATAATTGTTCCCTAACTTTCTCTACGGGCGTATCTTCTGGAAGTCTGTCAGGTAATCCCATTTCTTTCTGCATATGATTTATATTTTTAGCAGATAGGATAACACCACCAGCAGCAAGCATTTGATAGTAACCTTTAGTCTTCTGATCGAAGGTAAGCTCAGTAAGTGTTTCAAAATCAAAGTAAGGATATACTTCTGTTTCCCATCCATTCCATTCAAATATCAACGGAATCAGTTGGTGGTTAAGAACATCTTTAATCTCAGATAGGCGAGCTTCAATCACTTTATTCTGAATGGCAATTAACGATTCAGATAAGGCAAAACTGCCACCACCTTCTTGACCAGCTACTAATGAGTTGGCATATAAAGCTGTGATGATTTCATTCTTATACCGAGCTATCACCTTACCAATATCATAAGCTTTAGAGCCTGTGACAGAAACAACTTCAAACTTGAAGTATTGCTCCCCACGATCATCTAATACTTGAGGAAGGATAATCCCAGACTCTTTGCCGATATGCACATTCTGCATAATCTTCTGATATTCTTGGAATACAGCCTTGTCTTCAGCGGAAGCACTCTCACTCATGTACTGTGGAGGTATGTACAGAACTTTAAGCCCATGTACATCTGTTGCTATTCCTGATGCTTCTGATTGCTCGTAAGCCTTCAGATACTTCCATGAAGTAAACACAGAGTTAAGTGGGCTAGTGCCAAGGGGTGAATCTTTAAGAGGGGAATTACGGAATACTAACAACCATTCTTTAGGAAGAAGGACATCACCTTGCTCGTTATAGCGAGTATTCTTCTTTAATGAATATTGCCCACGATTGGTTATGTTATTCCTGTATTGCCAGAAGCCTTCAAATGTTCTACCATCTTCAGAGTATTGAACTCCTGTGATAGTATCTTGTGAACGTAAAGCTAACTTACCAATACCCCAGAAACCATCATTGTATTTACTTCCTTTCTTCTTAAGTCTCTTACGGGGGACTATTTCAAAAGGAGCAAATCCGAAAGGAACAAATGAGGAAGCATTCTGAGCAAAGCTGAACCAAGAATGATCCATATCATGTCGCATAGATTCTAGTTTATCTACATACCACTTCAGAGGTTCTTCGTACCCAGCAGGAGCTTTAATGCTCCATTTAGCACTAGCCATCTTAGTCATTACAGCATCAACTGATACAGCAACTGTGGCATCTTTAAGCATTTGTTTGTAAGTGAATATACACTGCGGCCATCTTAACGCTGGATCACATTCTTCGTGTATTACACCAGATGTTACTTTTAATCCGTTATACCCAATAGGTTTTACAACAATATTAGGAATCTTAGAACTGTCTGTAGGAGGATCACCCACAGTAAGTGTATCAGCCAAGGAAATCTCCTAAGTTAGCGTATTGAGAGTAAAGGGTTATTGTTTGTTGTTTGTGTGGCTTTAACGCCATGTAGGAAGGAGTTACCTATACTTATTTTAGAAGCAAGATAGAGATAAGCTAAAGAGCAACAATCGACCATGTCATCATGTCCACTTTCCCCTGAACGTCTAAGTCCGTTGAATGCTTCTAATTCTTTATAGAAGAAGTCATTATCACCTTCTATCTTATTCCACAAGTCTGTCGCGCAGTGTTTCACTACATGAATAAAGCCTATTTCAGCAGTTGCAGCGAAAGGTCTGAATGCTTCTAGTTTACCCATTGTTGAAGCTTTGGTAACACAAGGAAAACCTTGTTGCGTTATCCTGTTAGCCATTTGTTTAGCGTTATCTTTTGCTAATACACCAACGTCCTGTGGTAAAACTATTGTACACTTTGAACCATCTCTAGCCGCATTAGCCAGAATATGAGGTTCCCATTTACCAGCAGTGATTCGGGTACGCTCCACTTCAAGAATTACAAATTCGCCTGTTTTCATCTTAGCCATCTTCACAGAGGCAAAGTAGTCAGGGGAGCGATTTGTGTCATGTGGGAGTGTTGAAGCGAAGTCATAAGCTCTTACTAACTTAACCACATCTTGCATGTTTGGTAAGTTATCTAATTCAACAATAGTTTCACGATTAAAATAAGTAGAGTTCTGAGGTCTGGCAAACCAATTCCCATAAAGAAGACGCTCTTTTTCTATTCGGGGGAGGGCTTCTAAGTTACTTTTGTATAAGGGGTTGGAAATTTGAATTGGAGGATTGTCATCAATCGTACCAAATAAGCCTTGAAAGCTGATAGGCTTTTTATCGTAACCATATCTTTCTTGAAGTTCCTCGGCTGTGTCTCCCCAAACCAGATCACCGTTAATACGCAAGAGGTATCGGATTTTCCCGTTCCTAGCTGGATCAGGACGACCCGCTAAAGGATGACCTTCTGGGTGTAAGTACCAAAGTGCGTACTTTAAAACCCACGAGTCAATGTCTGGGTTACATGACCACCACATGGAGGGGTTATTCTTTGCATCAGAACGTAAACGTGACCACAACCACCATAGTTGTTCTTCATTGTCTGCGTGGGTTACTTCATCGTAGAATATGTTTGAAATCTGAATCAATGTTCTTCAACGTGGCTCGTTACGCCACATCCGCAATTAAGCTGCTCTATGTTTCCATAGAAGTTGAGACTATATCTTAACCTCGTAAGGTTCTTGGTGTTTCGGGTCACTTGACCCTACTGGGAGTTTCACCCATAGTCGTTACACGTTCCTATTTCTAGGCTTCGCTCGGTATTGTCTTTAACTTAATAGTAAGAGTTTCACCGAATTAACCAAGTTACGGTGTAATGTCACCACTACACTAGGCAATCAATTTACCTTGGTATTTTTTGGCAGCACTGTCGTTCTCATAATGAGAGAAGCTGACTTCAGCGCCAGAAGAGAATACTAACTTCTGGTCTTTCAATTTAACTTTTAAGTTTGGATCGTATTTCTGGTAGAGATTCTTTGCTTCGTGAAATAGTCCACCACTTGACATGATGGCGCTAGAGTTCTTACGAATACAGTAACCACGATAATTTGGATCTTCAACCCAACGTAAGTGGCGCATAGCACCTACATACGTCTTCGAACTCGCAGCCGCGCCCCCCACCAAAATGATTTGCGCATCACTGGTGAGGTAGCGGTATTGAAAGGGGCTTGCTGGAGCAATAACACTTTCATCTGTCATTGTTTTACAACTCCGTAATATTTCAATTCAGCGGCAGACCTTGCAGCAACAGCTTCATCAAAACTTACATTATTTATTAACTTTATGTGATCTTTATAGTAAGTTATACTTGCCCAAAAAGTTCCATTATCATTTTGATAGACGCCAGTTCTACCAGATTTATTATTTGATCTTCGTCTTGTATTATACGATTGTATAGTTCCATCAGCCCAACGGCAATTTTCTGGGGTGTACCCAAGAAGAACGTCTATCCTATCTAAACTCTTACCTTCTGGACGTTCGCCCATATCTTCTAGGAAGTTCTCAAAAGAGTTAAACCAACGATCACAAATAGTGATACCTAAATCTTGATAATACTCTTTCTCAGCATAAGAATCTAAAGTGCAACGCTCCTTCATCTTCGTCCAGCTTTTGTATGTAGGAGTGCCACCATAGCCGTGTGTAGTTCTTTGTGCAGAAATTATCTCACTTCTGTAACAACCACAACTAGCTGTATCTGTCAGTCCTGATCTTGCTTTTGTACAAGTTTTTCCACAGGAGCATTCACAAAGCCAGTAAGAATTTTTAACACCGTCTTTGCTAATTTTCCAACGACTAAAACTTTTAACTGTTAGCCTGCCGTAAATACGGCCATTCAATTTCTCAGGTATCCAAGTACCATCTGAGACAGATTGTTTGTGAGCTGCGAGAGCTTCCTCCCTAACGCAACCACAACTTAACGTGTGACCTGTTGATAGGTTAGCACCTTGCACTATTGTTTCGTTGCCACACTCACATAAACACAACCACTTGGTTTTCTTTTGACCGGAAGGTTGTATGTGCCAATCGTGGAACTTGATAACTGTCAATCTACCAAACACTTGTCCTGTAAAATCTTTCATAACTGTTTATCTCTGATTAGATATAATTAGGCGGGGCTATTCAAATGAATCAGCAAATGAAAGACCTTGCAAAGTCTTGTCACCCCATAAATGCCACCACGCCCACACTAACCTTGGCTGGTGATCCTCTATTCTACAAAACTAGAATCTTCTCCTCTAGGCAGACTAATCTGCTTTATTCATCAATATCTTCTTCGTCATACTCATATTCATCCTCGTCTTCTGGGATGTCATCAGTAATCTTTCTTTGCTTATCCCACTCAGGATTGTAAGCTAGGGATAACTTTGGTGTACCATCTTCATTGGCCTTAGCCTTTAAAGCAGCAGAGCTATTATCCCCATACCCACCAGCGTTAGCTTCGGCTTCAGCCTTCTTAGCTGCCAATCTACGCAGCTTTAATTCATGTGCATGTTTCTCAGTAATCATAGACTGCGATACTATCCACTTTGAGGCATCATATCTGTTCTTATCTATATCACCAGTACCTTCTACAACATTACGAATGTTGTCTAAAGCCGCAGGGAGGAGTTCTTTAAGCTTTCCAGCTAAGTTCTTCTGCTTACCTACTGTGCCAGCAGCCCTACGCTTCTCATTATATTCTTGCAAGGCTTTCTTCTGTTTGATGGCTTGTTCTTCATTAATCAAGGGGCTAGGACACATATCATCAATACTCGTTAATTTGGTAATTACATAACGCTTCATAAACACGAGAGTCAACCATTCCTAGATATTGTGCAGCAACACACTTTATTATCCTCTCTTTTTCAAACTTATAGGCAAGAAACGCTTCTTCTTGTGTATCGAAGTATCCAAGCCCCTTCTGATGACTTAGAACACTAGCGGAGTTTACTTGACTCTTGTATTTACCCTGCCTCTTACAGAAATAAACACCAAGTGGTAGGTCTTTCGCTGTTATTTTTGGCTTAAGTAAAAGTGTGTTTACCCTTGCTGGTACGAAAACACAGTAATCTTCCGAATATAATTTTCCCGTACCTAATATATCTTTATCCAAATGATAACCTTCATTATTAAAACCTATCTGATTCTGACACCATTCTGCAAAATACTGAAAGTTTTTAAAATTATCAGAGGCTTGGCAACCAACATAAGTTGGTTCCCTCATATGGCACTTATGTGAGTAGCACCTTTCCATAATCCCCTGCCACAAGCGGTACTCTTTGGTCTTTCTACGGACACCGTCCACTTTTTCAATTGCAACGTACTTACCTTTCTCGTAAAAGCCTTGCCCAAACACCAACTTTCGCATTACTAACCACCCTTTAATTTAATATAGGATGGCACCCAGCCTACATTGCCGCTTCGCAACAATTCCGTAGGACTTACGGTTTACCAAATTCGTTTACTTACTCGCAAAGAGGCACTAACTTGCCTCCAATATACTTATCAATTCTTTAACTCTATTATGCTTATTGTCAGAGTCTTCTATAACACCCACCATATCCGATACATATTCCTCAGATAAACCCTTCATAGAAGATAGTTCAGCCAAGTATTCGATATGAGCTAGGTAGGTATCTTCATACCTGTCAATCA